GATTGCAATCACCTATATGAACGGCAAAACTTATGTGTTTGGTTGTGGTGATTATGAAGTTCAAGGTGATGAATTTTATATCAAGTGTAAAGATGAATGGACTCTTTGCAAGAAGTTCTTGATGTTGTGGTCGGATAATTGCCCGGATGTTATCACTGGTTGGAATACAAAGTTTTTCGATATTCCATATCTCGTCAATCGTTTTCGTAAGATTCTTGGTGAAGATGAAACCAAGAAACTGTCACCTTGGAATTATATCTCTGAACGAAAGACAATCATTAATGGTCGTCAGTTGATTGCCTACAGTTTTGTCGGTGTTGAATCACTAGATTATATCGAACTTTACAAATGGTATGCACCAGGCGGCAAGTCACAAGAATCCTATCGTCTTGATAATATCGCAAACGTAGAACTTGGTGAAGGTAAAATCTCTTATGATGAGTATGAGAACCTGCATCAGTTGTATCGTTTGAACTTTCAAAAGTTTATTGAGTATAACATCAAAGACGTTAAACTGATTCTGAAACTTGAAGATAAGTTGAAGCTGATCGAACTGGCACTCACTCTTGCATATGATACCAAGTGTAATTATGAAGATGTGTTTGCACAGACACGCATGTGGGACTCTCTGACATATTCCTATCTACTGCAACAGAAGATCATTGTACCGCCACGTGAAATACAGGATAAAGATTCCGCATTCGAAGGTGCATATGTGAAAGAACCACAAGTTGGTTTGCACAACTGGGTTGCAAGTTTCGACTTGAACAGTCTGTATCCACACTTGATGATGCAATATTCCATAAGTCCTGAAAATCTCGTGGAAAGAAACGATATAGATGAAAGAAAACGCAAATTACTTGACGAATTGAAACTTAGAAATACTAAATAAGTAGATGTGGTTACTTATTTGGAGAATCTATGAAATACATTATCACGAAAGATAAACTATACGAGTTGTTTATTACCAAAAATATGAGGCGAAGTGAAGTTGCTGATTATTTTGGTTGTTCGGATGCCAACATTAAAAAACATCTACAAAAATTTGACATAAAGAAGCCTTTTATGTTAGAATGTCAAAACAAAGAACGCAAAGCCACGGTCAAATGTTTGCATTGTGATAAAGAATATGAAACTCAAAAGTTTAGAACTGAGAGTGAGAAATATGATTCCAAGTATTGTAGTTATTCATGTGCCCAAAAAAGTCGTTATCTTGGTGAAGAACATAAACGAAGAATCAGAAATGAAATTGCGGCTAGACGCAGAGCAAGAATAAGAAATCAAACTCCAGAATTAACAAAGGAAGAAAAGATTAAATTGCAGGAGTATTATTTGATTTGTCCTAAAGGACATGAAGTGGACCATATACAAGCGATAGCGAAAGGTGGTTTGCATCATCCTAATAATTTACAAATATTGACAAAACATCAAAACAGAAAGAAGTGGTGCAAATGATGAGAACTCCAAATGTATATTCGGCCGATGAGATTAAAAATTGGGATGTACAGTCATGTGGAAAAAATGGTCTTTGGACTCTAGCTAGACCTATGTCTTGGCCTGGAATAAATTTACAAAAGAGGATATCGTCTGCATGGATGGTATTCACCGGTAAAGCAGATGTTTTGGTTTGGTTATCGGAGAATGATTAATGTTTCGTGATGTAAAAGAAATGACAACTGAAGAAATTGAAAAAGAACTTCAGGCAATTGAATTATTCCAAAGTGAAATTGGAAAGGTGAATGTTAATACCTTGCTCAATAAGAGTGTTGATACTTCATTCTTAACACCAATGCAATGCACAATAACTCCAAATGGCCAACTATTTCGAACCGACAAACAAGGTTTCTTGCCAAAGATGATGGAAGAAATGTATGTTGATCGTAGCAAATTCAAGAAGATGATGTTGGCTGCGAAACAGGAATATGAAAACGAAACGGACAATTCGAAGAAGTATGATATCGAAAAACGTATCGCACGATACAACAACCTACAACTTGCAAAGAAAGTTTCGTTGAACTCCGCTTATGGTGCTTTGGGTTCACAATACTTCCGCTTCTATGACTTGCGTATGGCACTTGGTGTTACCACAGCAGGTCAATTATCCATTCGTTGGATCGAAAACAAGATCAACGAATACATGAACAAGATTCTTAAAACAGAAAGTGTTGATTATGTCATTGCATCAGATACTGACTCGATTTATCTCAATCTTGGACCTCTGGTGCAACATGCGATGGGGGACAGAAGTAAAGATATTAACAGGACGATATCCTTCATGGATAAAGTTTGTGAGGATAAGATTCAACCGTTTATTGACAAGTCTTATGGAGAACTTGCTGACTATGTTAAGGCATATTCACAAAAGATGCAAATGAAACGCGAAGGTTTGTCCAACAAAGGTGTCTGGACTGCCAAGAAGCGTTACATTCTAAACGTCTACAATAACGAAGGCGTTCAATATAAAGAACCACAGATGAAAGTCATGGGTCTTGAAATGATCAAGTCATCAACACCATCGGCAATCCGTGAGAAGATGAAAGAGGCAATCAAGTTGATGATGACTGGCACTGAGAACGATGTTCAAAGCTTTATTGCCAATTTCAGAGAAGAGTTCAAAAGATTACCGCCAGAAGAGATATCTTTTCCGCGAGGGCTTAATGGTTTGAACACCTATTCTGATTCAGTTACACTATATAAGAAAGGTACACCAATTCATGTTAAAGGTGCCATTCTTTATAATCATAACCTCAAGTTGATGGGTCTGGAAAAGAAGTATCAGAAGATCCAAGAAGGTGAGAAAATCAAATTCACCTATCTCAAGATGCCGAATCATTTTAAAGATACCGTCATTTCTTTTCCTTCCAGAATACCAAAAGAGTTTGAACTTGACAGGTTTATTGATTATGATGTACAATTCGATAAAGCATTTTTGGAACCAATTCGTGTGATTTTGGATTGTATGAAATGGAAAGTTGAGAAGAATAATTCTTTGGAAGACTTCTTCAGTTGAAATGTAAAAGGAAATTAAATGAGTATTCTTGACAAAATTAAAAAGAACAGCAGTATTAAAGACTCTGCTATTCTGGCGAAATCAAAATTCTTTACTGATAAAGATATGATTCCAACGGCAGTTCCGGCAATCAACATTGCATTGTCTGGTAAACTAGATGGTGGTTTAACACCAGGTCTTACAATGTGGGCAGGTCCATCTAAACATTTTAAGACAGCCTTCTCTCTGTTGATGGCCAAATCTTATCTGGACAAATATCCAGATTCGGCTTTGTTGTTTTATGATAGTGAGTTTGGTACACCTCAAAGTTATTTTGATAGTTTTGGTATCGATACTAACCGCGTTCTCCATACTCCGCTTACTGACATTGAACAATTGAAGTTTGATGTTATGCAGCAGTTAACTAATCTTGAACGTGGTGAACGATTGATTATTGTTATTGATTCTATCGGCAACTTGGCTTCGAAGAAAGAAGTTGAAGATGCACTTGAAGGCAAATCTGTTGCTGATATGAGTCGTGCAAAACAAGTGAAGAGTTTGTTCAGAATGGTTACACCCCATCTGTCACTCAAAGATATTCCCATGATCGTTGTTAACCATACATACAAAGAAATCGGTATGTTCCCGAAAGATATTGTTGGTGGTGGTACAGGATCTTATTATTCTGCCGATAACATCTTCATTATTGGTCGTCAACAAGAAAAAGAAGGAACCGAAATTGTTGGATACAATTTCATTATCAACGTAGAAAAGAGTAGATATGTTAAAGAAAAATCTAAAATACCTGTCACTGTATCTTTTGGTGGTGGCATTAGCAAGTGGTCAGGCTTACTTGATATTGCGCTGGAATCAGGACATGTCATCAAACCCTCAAACGGGTGGTATAGCAAAGTGGATGTATCCTCTGGTGAAGTAGAAGATAAAAAATACCGAGAAAAAGATACTGATTCAAAAGAATTCTGGTTGCCTATTCTAAAACAGAAATCGTTCCAAGAATTTGTGGAAAACAAGTATCGTGTTGCTGCCGGTGAAATCATGCAAGAGGAAACTTTTGAAACAGAGGATTCTTAAATGATTGAAGGTATAGATTTTTGTTACATTTATCCTAAGAATGATGCAACAACCGTACACATCAAATTCTTAGAGGGACCTTATAAAGATACCGTATTCAAATATGGTAAGGTTAAAATAAAAGAAGAAAATGACCAGGTGCATTTACTTTTTGCATATGATGTGTTAGAATCTAAAGTCAAGAAACCAGCAAAGCTGGAAAAAGATGAAGATTTCAAAAATTATATTGGTGACTTATTGGTAGAAATAATGTCATCCAATATCGATGAGGGTATTATTGATGAAACTGGAACAGACAATACTGAAAAACTTAATTTACAATGATGAGTATCTACGTAAAGTTTTACCTTTCATAAAATCTGAGTATTTCACCGACAGAACCGACAAAACAATCTTCAAAGAAATCACTTCCTTTGTTGACACATATAATTCCACACCATCAATTGAATCTCTAGTTCTATCTATTAAAGAAAATAGAAACCTAACCGATACTGAACTAGAGAGTTGCGAATCTTATCTCAAAGAAATTGAGAACGGCAAAAAAGAAGAAACCAAGATTGAATGGCTTGTAGACAAGACAGAACAGTTTTGCCAAGAGAAAGCAATTTACAATGCAGTTCTTGGTTCTATTTC